ACGATGCACTCCACCTTGTATGGGTACAAGCATTATCCCATCATCATCTCGGACAGCTCCGAGCAGGCAGAGGGCTTCCTGGATAACATCCGGGTGGAGTTCGAGGAGAACACCGCGATCCTGGAGGACTTTGGGCCGCTGGCGGGCAGCGTGTGGCGCAGCAATGTACTGGTGACCAAGACCAACATCAAAATCGAGGCCATCGGCAGCGGCAAGAAGATCCGTGGCCGGAAGCATAAAAACTGGAGGCCCGACCTGATGGTGCTCGACGACATCGAGAACGATGAAAACATCCGGACGGTGGAGCAGCGCAAAAAGCTGGAAAACTGGTTTTATAAAGCGGTCTCCAAAGCGGGCGATACGTATACCGACATCGTATACATCGGCACACTGCTACACTATGACTCCCTGCTGGCAAAAGTGCTGAAGAATCCGGCGTATCGGAGCGTCAAGTACAAGGCGGTGCAGTCTTTTTCCACTTCGCCGCTGTGGGAGACCTGGGAAAGCATCTATACCGACCTTGGCAACGAGGGGCGGGAGCTTGAAGCAAAAAAATTCTTTGAGAAAAACCGGGAAGAAATGCTTGCGGGCACCAAAGTGCTGTGGGAAGAAAAGCTCAGCTACTATGACCTTATGGTGACGCGCGTATCAGAAGGCGAAGCATCTTTCAATTCGGAGTTGCAAAATGAGCCGGTGAATCCGGACGACTGCCTTTTCAACGAAGAATGGTTCGACTACTACAACCCGGAAGATATGGACTTTTCGTCCGCCGACTTCAGATTTTATGGCTTCGTGGATCCATCGCTTGGGAAAAACCGGCGCGCGGACTACTCCGCGATTTTGACCGGCGCGCTGGAGGTGCCGACCGGGTATCTATATATCCTGGACGCGGACATCGTGCGGCGGCATCCGGACGCGATCATAAGCGACGTACTGCAGAAGGCAGACTGGATCCAGCGGACATACGGGAAACGTTATGTGAAGTTCGGCGTCGAAACTGTGCAGTTCCAATGGTTCTTGAAAGAGCAGTTGGCGAAATCCAGCGCCCGCGCGCGGATATATCTCCCCATCGAGGAGGTACCGCAAAGCAGCGATAAGGTACTGCGGATCCAGACGCTTCAGCCGGACATAAAAAACAAGTACATCAAGTTTTCGCGCAGGCACAAGCTGCTGCTGGAGCAGCTGCAATACTTCCCCATGGCCGACCACGACGACGGCCCAGACGCGCTTGAGGGTCTGCGCACGATCGCGCAGGGCGGCCGGAAAAAGCGCCTGATCATAAAGAAAAGGAGATTTGGCATATGAACGACATCCGGCCAGCAAAGGAGCGGCCTGTCATAATCGCACTGCCGGAGGATACTGTGATCGGGTCGGAGCTGATTGACTACTGCACGCGGCGGCATATGGCTGACTTGCAGCGATATAGGCGGCTAGATCGCTACTATATGAACGAGAACGAGATCGGCAATAGAATTTTCAAGGACGGCAGTAAGCCGAACAACCGAATCGCGCACGCGTTTGCCCGCTATATCACGTGCATCGCAACGGCGTATTTCCTTGGGAGCGGCGTGAAAATCGAATGTGAGGATCCCGAGTATAGAGATGCGCTCAATGAATTGTATCAATCCCACATGGCTGAGGTGAAGCACTATGAAGAGGCCAAAGGCATGTCAAAACTCGGCCGCGCGTTCGAGCTGCTGTATATTGATCGGGATGGGAATGACCGAACCGCATCGATCCAGCCCAGCGACATGATCCCGGTCTATGGCGAGGGGATTGACCGCTGTATAAAACTGTGAAGATCGTGGAAGGCGGCGAAACTGCCATTGAACATGCGGACGTCTACACAGCAGACCGTGTATATACCTACGAGCGGCGCGCGGGAACCGCGTCCCGCTGGATGCGGACGGGCGACTATGCCCACGGCTACAGCGACGTGCCCGTGATCGTCCGCTGGAACAGCACGGATCAAAAGGGCGACTACGAGGACGTGATCCCGCAGATCGACGCATATGACCGCGCACAAAGCGACACGGCAAACGATATGGACTATTTCACCGACGCTTACCTCGCGGTCACGGGTGCGGAGGAAATCAGTCTGGATGGAGAAACCAACGAAGATCCCGCGACGAGCCTGCGTACCATGCGGGAGGAGCGGTTGCTGCTGCTGCCGGACGGCGGCGATGTAAAGTTTGTGACCAAAAACATCGCCGACACGCCTACGGAAAACTACAAAAACCGCGTTTACCGTGACCTTTTCTTTCTGGCGCTCGTCCCTAACCTGACGGACGAAAGCTTTGCCGGGAATCTTTCCGGCGTTGCCATGAAGTACAAGCTCTTTGGGATCGAGGAGCTTGCTGCCGAAAAGCAGAAGTATTTCACATCGTCTGAAATGAAGAAGATCCGATTGCTGACGGAGCACTTAAACGCACGGCGCGGCACCGCATATGATTGGCGCACTGTGAAGCTGTCTTTCGATCGGTCGAACATCACAAACCTGCTTGAAACATCACAGATCATCAACAATTTACGCGGCCTGTTGTCGGACGAAACGTTGATCGGCATGTGGCCGGAAATCAAGGACGCGTCGGATGAGCTGCAGCGAAGACTGGATGAGCGGGCGCGCGCCGAAAACGACGAGTTCCCGTCCAACGTTGAGGTTTTGCTGACCAATGACGAGTGACCGCTACTGGATCAAGCGTGCCAAGATCGAAACGCTGCGGCTGGTAAAAGGACAGCGGAAGGCGGCGCACGGCGCAAGCCGGTTGTTTGAGGATGCTTCCGAAGAGATCGGCCGGTTGCTGGAAGAATGGTACCAGCGGTATGCGTCCGACACCGGGATGACCATGGCGGAAGCGCATGCCTCCCTTTCAGACCGGCGCGCATATGAGCTGACGCTGGAGCAGTACCACGCGCTCGTGCAGCGGTATCCGGCCGACCATGTCGCCACCAGGCTTCTGGATCGGTATCACGCCGGGAGCCAGATCAATCGATTGCAGTATCTGCAGATGCAGCTGAACCAGCTGCAAACCGCGCTGTATGGACGGCTGGACGGCCTGACCCGGCAGGAATGCGTTGCGAACTACGAGGACGCATACTACCGCACGATCTATGGCCAGCATCAGTGGCAGGGGCTTGCGACGCCGTTTGCACGTATCAACCCGCAGGCGGTGACGCAGGCGCTGGAGACGCCTATACGCGCCCACAATTTTTCGGAGCGCATATGGGGAAAACACCGCATCGAGCTGGCAGAACGGTTGAATCGAATCATAGGCTCCGGGCTTGCGACCGGCACGACGAAAGCCGATATGATCCGGCAGCTTACGGCTCAGATGAAAATGTCCGAGAGCAGAGCGCGGACGCTGATCCGCACCGAGGTCGGACGCATGCGCGCCCAAGCGACGCTCGCGTCCATGCGTGCGAACGGCGCGCCTCAATATAAATTTGTGGCCGTGCTTGACGCACTGACGTCCGAAGTTTGCCGGGATCGCGACGGCATGATCTTCGATGTGGACGATGCGAAGATCGGGCTGAATTTTCCTCCGCTGCATCCGAACTGCCGGTCGGTGGCGGTTGAGCACTGGCCTCCGGAGGCCGAGGACGACGACAGCGCCAACACGCGCTTTGCGCGCGATTCGGACGGGAACGCCTATAAAGTGCCTGCCAGCATGACATATGACCAGTGGTATAACAAGTACGTGCAGGGCGATCCGGAAGAACTACTGCGGTATACCATGCAGCGCAACGCGGCGCAAGACCTCGTGCTGTATGAAAAGTACGCGCAGGCTGGCGTGCCGGTCGAGGATTCGCTTGCCGGCTTCCAAGCCGTAAAATATGGCGATCCCGCAAAATGGGCCGAGCGTAAACAGCAATACCGGCTGCTGGAACAATGGCGCGCGGGCGAACTGCCGATCACGATCAATATGCGCAAGCAGGAACGGCATCTGCTGGGCGAGGGCTATATCGAGGGCCGCAGCTATTTCACGATCGGGCCGGATGAGCTGAAAGAAATTGTGGATATGTTCGCTGGCACGGGAAAAACCATGTTTCGCGGCAGTGGATTGCATGAAACGGTTGACACTGGCAGGGTTATCGGTGTTATACTAAATGCAAGCGATCCACCGCGTGAAACAACGTGGATCACGATCCATTACAGCAAATCGGGCACGCATGCCGTACCTGCGAAAGGAGGAGTTAAAACAGATGATTAATTATTCTGAATTGGTCGGAAAAACTGTACGCGTGACCATGAAAGATGGAAGCGTGCGCAGCGGATATGTTTTGACTCATACCCCTGCGCTTGACGATGACTTTGGCATTGAGACAATTGGCCTCATGCCGAACGAGACTGCAAGACATGGCGCATGCGTTGAAGTCCCCGACATAGTCCAAGTCAACATTTTAAGCTAGTATAAACCCCATTTAACCGACTTCTAAAAGCCCTTTTCAGGGGCTTTTTTTAGTATGCAAAAACCAGAAAATCAGGAGGTAACTTATGAGCAACTCTGTAACCCCGGCTGCGGATCCCGCCGCCGTGAATCCCGCCGCAACCCCTGCGGAACCCGCTGCTGTCCCCACCGCCGCAAATCCTGTGGAGCCCACAAATCCCACCCAGCCCGCGAGCGACACGTACACCGCCGAGCAGATGCAGGAAGCGGTCAACAAGGCGCTCAAGGAGGCTGAAGAGCTTGCGAAGCTGAACGAGGCCGAGCGCGAGAAGAAGCTGCGTGAAAAAGCGGATCAGGAGCTGGCCGAGCTGAAAGCGAAGATCGCGGACAAAGAGCTTGGCGAGTATGCCGCGAAACAGCTGGACGCGGCCAAGCTGCCGCAGGCTTTCATGCCATATGTGAAGGGCACGGACGAGAAGACCACCGACGAGCGTATCGCGGAGCTCGGGAAGATCTACAAAGCGGCGGTGGACGCGGGCGTGGAAGAGCGCTTCAAGGCGCTTGGCAGCGCGCGCACTACCCCCGCCCCCTCCGCGCAGCAGACTACCGCCGGGGAAGCGCCCGCGCGCAAGCGCGGCATCAGCTTTCTTGGCCGCCGCTAAGGCAGAAAGGAGCATAACCCATGGCAAACAGCATTGAAAACGCCGCGATCTATCAGAACATCATTGACGAGGAGCTTATCGCCGGATCAAAAAGTGGCTGGATGACGCCTCCTGCGGAGGACATCGAGTACAACGGCGGCGCGACCGTCAAGATCGCGGACATCGAAGTCTCCGGCCTCGGCGACTACGACCCCAACAGTACGTCCGGCGCATATCCGTCCGGCACGGTCAAAACCAAGTGGAACGATTATAACTTCGCGCAGGATCGCGGCATAGAGTTCGCGCTTGATCGTATGACTCCCGGCGATTCGCGCTATATCGCTACGGCCAGCAACGTTGTGCGGGAGTTCGCGCGCGGCCCGCTTGTCCGCGAGCAGGACAGCTACCGTTTTAACCGGGTCTACGCCGCGATCAACGCGGATACAGCGCTGAAGGGCACGCATATCGTTGCCAAGGACATCACGGCGGCCAACATCCTGTCGGAACTGAACGCGCTCAAGTCCATCGTAGAGGACGACAGCGAAAAAGCCATGGAGCTGGTGTGTGTCGGCGCGCTGAACCTCAAGAATCTTGTGCCGGAAACCTCGTCCACGAATAGGCACCGCGTTTACTTCAACGAACGCGTGTCCATCAATGGCGTCACGTACGACGACGTGACGATCATCGACGATCTGCCGATCCTGTGGGTGCCGAAAACCCGCCTGCAGACCGTGATCAAGATCAACGACGGCAAGACTTCCGGGCAGACGGACGGCGGCATCGTGGCGGACACGACCAGCCAACAGATTCACTTTATCATCTGCGGTATCGAAGCGGTCAAGGCGCTCGGCAAGGTGGACGCACTGAAGGAGTTTGGCCCCGACATCAACCAGCGCTTTGACGGCACGGCGATCCAGGCGCGCTATGTGTACGACGCTTGGGTGATGAAGCGCAAGGTGAATACCATCGGCGTGATTACCGCCGCGAGTTGAGCCTGACAAAAAATACGGAGGTATAACAATGAAACTCATCAAAGATTGCATTGTCCGGGTCGTGGAAGATCCGCAGAAAGCGGCCGCCATGATGGATGACGGCTGGGAGAAGCTCGGGGAGCCGAAGAAGGCAAAAAAGGACAAGGCGAGCGGAGCGCCGGAAGAAAACGCGACGCCTGCCGCGCCGGAGGAATAAAGCATGGAAAGGGCGACGCTGATCGAGCGGGTGCAAGCGAAGCTCCCGGACAAAGATCCCGCGCTGGTG